TATACAATTAAAGAGGATTAATATGGCAATAAAAAAAGATGTTAGTACTATAAATCATGTTAAAAAAGGTACCTCTATCGGTAGAAGACCTATTACAAGCACCATGAATAAAAGTAAAAGATTAAATTTTAAAAAGTATAATGGTCAAGGGAGAAGTAGGTAATGTATGAATACAAATGTAATATTATAAAAGTGGTTGATGGTGATACAGTTGATGTTGATATCGATTTAGGATTTGGTGTATGGATGAAAAATGAACGTGTTCGTGTCATGGGTATTGATACTCCTGAATCTCGTACTAGTGACCCTGTAGAAAAACTGTTTGGAAAAGCCGCTAAGTATCGTCTAGAACAATTACTAGGGGAAACAGGCATTCTAAAAACTCAAGTATCTAAAAAAGGTGAAGATATGAAGGGTAAGTTTGGTAGAGTTTTAGGTGACTTTATTGCAAGTGATGGCAGACTAGTAACAGAAATTATGATTGAAGAAAGTCATTGTGTTCCATATATGGGTGGTAGTAAAGAAGATACACAAGCCGCACATATGGCAAATAGAAAAATACTAGTAGATAATGGTACAGTTAAGTATATAGATTTTTAATTTCCCCAACAAAACGAGGAGAAGATATGATAGGTAGAATGTTTTCGGATACACTCTGGATTTATACAGCGATCGCTGGTTCAATATTCGGTGTAATCTTTATCACTTATATGAAGACCACAAGAATAGGTCTTTGGTTTTATGCGAAGGTTGATTTAACAATGGACTTCCTTGTTGAGAGATGGGGTCTTACTTGGTTAGAACAACCAGAAAATGCATGGAGAAAAAAGTACCCTAAGATAACTAAGAAAATAGATGACCTAGAACTTAGAATACATTATTTAGAAGATAAAGATAATAAAAAACATGAATTTGAATAAAAGTAAATAAAAGGTATTTACTAAATCTAAAAAACTATATATAATATAGTTATAATTCAAGAACAGAAAAATAAAGGGTATTAAGCATGGCAACAGCTGTTGACACGAGAGAATTTTTGTCTCAAACGAAATTCTACGAAGGTTATTCAAGATATAAAGATGATGAAAATAGATATGAAACTTGGGACGAAGCAGTTGACAGGGTCATGGAAATGCATACGAATTATTATATTGAACAAAATAATAATCTTGCTCATTATATAGAAGAAGCAAGAAAATCATATAAACAAAAAAGAGTTTTAGGTGCTCAGAGAGCATTACAATTCGGTGGCAACCAACTTTTAAAACATGAAATGAAGATGTATAATTGTACATCTACTTATGTTGATAGACCAGAATTCTTTGGTGAAGTATTCTACATATTATTATGTGGAGCAGGAGCAGGGTTTTCAGTACAGAAACATCATGTTGCTAAATTACCAAAGATACAATCAAGAACAAAACAAGCAAAAGGTTATATAGTAGAAGATTCAATACAAGGCTGGGCTTCAGCATTGGACGTATTGATGTCTTCATTTTTAGTTGGGGGTGGAAAATACCCTGACTTCGAAGGACGTAGAGTTTTCTTTGACTTGACGCAAATTAGACCTAAGGGTTCAAAAATATCAGGTGGATTTAAAGCACCAGGTCCTGATGGTTTGCGAAGAGCATTAGATAGAATAGAATATCTTCTTCAAGGTATTGTACTTAATTCAAAAGACCATATTTCTTTAAAACCAATTAATGTTTATGACATAACTATGCATTCAGCAGATGCAGTATTATCAGGGGGTGTTCGTAGGTCTGCTACGATATGTTTATTCTCACCTGATGACGATGAAATGATGAATGCTAAAACAGGTAATTGGTTTATGGATAATCCTCAAAGAGGTAGGTCAAATAATTCAGCTGTAATTGTTAGAGATAATACATCACCAGAGCAATTTGGTCATATTATGAACTCTGTAAAACAATTCGGTGAACCAGGATTTGTCTTCGTTGAATCAACTGAACATACAACTAACCCATGTGTAGAGATAGGAATGTTTCCACAGATAGATGGTAAGTCAGGTTGGCAAGGTTGTAACTTAACTGAAATCAATGGAGGCATGTGCAATACCGAGGAAGATTTTTATCTGGCATGTCGTGCCGCATCTATCCTCGGTACCCTACAAGCAGGGTACACCAACTTTAATTTCCTCTCAGAAACAACTAAAAAGATATTTGATAGAGAAGCCTTACTAGGAGTTTCTATCACTGGCTGGATGAATAATCCAGAAATTCTTTTTGATGAAAAGGTACTCAAAAAAGGTGCAGAGATAGTTAAAGCAACAAACAAAGAAGTCGCAAAAGTTATTGGTATTAATCAAGCCGCAAGAACGACTTGTGTTAAACCAAGTGGTAATGCTTCTGTACTACTACAAACTGCAAGTGGTATTCATGCAGAACATTCTCCTCTCTATATTCGTAATATACAAATGAATAAAGAGTCAGAAATAACTCAAGCTATAGTAAAAGCAAATCCATATATGGTTGAAGAATCTGTTTGGTCTGCTGGTGGAACTGATGTTGTTATATCCTTTCCTATCATACCAAAGAAAGGTTCATACTTTAAAGATAATTTAATGGGTGTGAAACATTTAGATTTAGTTAAAACAGCACAAAGAGCATGGGTGAATAGTGGCACTAATATAAATTTATGTGCCGATAAAGGAATACGACATAATGTTTCTAATACTATTATTGTAGATGATTGGGATGAAGTAGAGAAGTATGTTTATAAGAATAGAAATGCTTTTGCAGGCATATCATTCCTTGCCGCAACGGGTGATAAAGATTTCAACCAAGCACCTAACACGGCGGTGATAAACGCAAAACAAATGGTTACTAAGTATGGTAATGCAGCAATCTTCGCTTCAGGCATGGTTGTGGATGCGTTAAAGTGCTATAAAAACCTGTGGGATGCTTGTACTACTGCTCAAGGATTTGGCGAGGATATATCGGTAGAATCAAGTGCTAATGCGTTAAAGAAAGATTGGGTTAGACGATTCCTTCAGTTCGCTGAGAACTATACAAACAATGATATTAAGAAAGCAGAGTATTGTTTAAAGGATGCATATCTACTTCATAAATGGAATAAGATACAAGCAAATTTAAATCAGATTAACTGGTTAGAAGATGTAACACAAAAGATATATACTGATGTAGATACTTTGGCTGCAGCGGCTTGTGCTGGTGGTGCTTGTGAAATCGATTTCTAGGATTGCTTCGCCATGCCGACAGATATGTGAATTGAATAATGACAATGTATGTATTGGGTGTGGTAGAAAAAAAGAAGAAATAACAGAATGGTTGCGTGCGACTAACGAAAGAAAACAACAGATATTGTTTCGAATAAAGGAAGATACTGATGGAAGAATATGAAGTTAAGTGTGAAGAATGTGGAAATGAAAGTTTTGTACACTCATATGATTATCCAGAATTTTGTCCCCATTGTGGACGTAGATCTGAAGTTGATAAAGTAGAAAGTGATGAAGACATGATTCTTTACGTGGATAAAGAAGCCGAAGAATAAAATGAAACTTATTAATACCTTATATATAGGGTGTGAAGATGATGGAAGTAATGCAGAATTAGGTAAATCCCATACCTTTAGATTTACTCATGTTCATGGTCATGGATATTGTACTATGAATTCTGCATTCGGTCTTATGTTCTTTCAAGCACAAGATTTACAGAATGACAATTACCTAGATGAGCCTTATCGAGCTTGTATCATATCAGAAAATAAAAAATTCAAAGAAGAAGACCCCGAAACAAATGTAGATAGATATCAATTTCTATGTAATAACTTTGTACCACCTAAAAAAGGTATAATTATAAGTTTCTATGAAGAAGATATCGGTTTACCAGAAAAGAAATTTACCACCCCATACGGCAATTATTTTATATGGCCTTTTAAGAAACAATGGAAGAAAGAAAATGCTAAAGATTATGTTGTTGTTCAAGCAGTCGATGAACTATTAAATAACCCAATTACTTCCTATAGCTATTCTACAATAGATAAACCATATTATAATATAATTAATGAATTAGAAAAATTCCAAATAAACTATAAACTAGTTAGTTATAAAACTCCAATAAAAGAATTATTCGATACTATGGTTAATTCTAGTTTACTATTATCTTATTCAGGAAGTTCGTATTACTTTGCCGCAGGAATGGGTCTTCCTACATTAGGATACGGTCCAGATACATGGACAGCAACGAATCAATTGATACAGTTAATACCATCTGGAAAACCATTACCACCCAATAAAAAAAGATTACAAACAGCTTGGGGTGAAAATTGTATAGGGTCTGGTAAGGTCTTAGCACTAGATAAAGATAATAATATATACTATAATAAAAGAATAGATACTGTAACTAATATAGGTAAAGTAGAAACAGAAGAAGATTATAAAGTATTTAGAAATAAATTAAGAGAACATTGTTGGGATAAATAACTTTATGTGGTACTATGATAATGAAACATTTGATGATACACCAGAAGATTATCAAGGATTTGTATATCTAATTACCGAGTTAGATACTAATAAGAAGTACATTGGTAAAAAGAACTTTTGGAAACCTAAGATACTTCCAAAAAATAAATCAAGAAAACGTAAAATAAAAACACGTGTAGATTCTAATTGGAGAGATTACTATGGTTCCAGTAACCATCTAATCGAATCAATAGAAACTAAAGGTAAAGATAATTATAAAAGAGAAATCTTAAAGTTATGTAAGACTAAAGGTACAATGTCTTACTATGAAGCTAAATTACAATTTGATAATGATGTTCTATTATCTGAAGATTACTATAATGAATTTATTGGATGTAAAATACATTCTAAACATTTAAAATAATGGTGGACAATGAAATATATATTTGACGTTGACGGTACTCTTACCCCAAGTAGACAACCAATCATGCCTGAATTTAAAGATTGGTTTTTAGACTTTTGTAAACATAATGAAGTTTACATCGTAACAGGTTCTGATTATCCAAAAACACTAGAACAATTAGGCGAAGATATTATGTTTGCTGTACGAAAGAGTTATAATTGTTCGGGTAGTGATGTGTATGAAAAAGGCAAAAATATACATAAGAACCATTGGTGTCCACAAGATGAGTTGTATGAATTTCTAGAAGGTTGGTTATTAAAAAGTCCTTATCCAACTAAATTAGGTAATCATATAGAAGATAGGCCAGGTATGGTCAACTTCTCTATTGTAGGTAGAAATGCTGATTTAGAACAACGAAAGAAATATTATGAATATGATGTTAAGTTTGAAGAAAGGCGAATGATAGCAGAAGAAATTAATTTAAATTTCGAAGATATTACTTGTACTGTCGCAGGAGAAACAGGAGTAGACATACACCCTGTTGGATGCGATAAGAGTCAGATACTAAGAGATTTTAGAGAAGATATAGACTTTGTTCGTTTTTTTGGGGATAGATGTGAAGCAGGTGGAAATGATTATCCATTACTAAAAGCATTAGGAGAAGATAAATCTTATTGGGTAAAAGATTGGGTAATGACAAAAGAATTGTTAACCTTTCAAAACTTTCATATCTATAGCAAATATAACACGACATAAAAAAACAGTTGATAACTTAAAAAAAAGAAAAAAAAAGCTTTACTTCTTTGCTAAAGTTTAGTATAATATATGTATAATAAAAAAACTGAGGAGTAAATATTATGCAAAACATTAAAAAAACATTAAAATTAAAAGGTCACTTTGGCAAAGTATATACTTTGACCGAAGAGTTATTAAATCAAGGTTATTTTATCCATAAATATTTAAGAGGTTGGCAACTATGCAAGAACTCAACTTCAAACCAAATCTGGTGGTCATCAAGTTTAAAAAACCTCGATGACTACTTAGAACATCAAATAAAATATTTTAATATGAAAGGTTAAATATTATGACTGATTATTTAACTAGAAACTATGAAGCTTTCAAAACTTCAGAATACCAAACTGCTCGCAAAGAGTTATTCATGCAGCAAGATGTATACCGAGAAGCTAAGGTAAAGCTAGATAAAATAGAAGACGACCTTAGATTTATTACTGCGGTATATGCCGATAACTTTAAATATGCTCGTGCGCATATGTGTCCGTATACGAACAAACCTATTGCCGTTCAAGTTTATGGGTTGGAAAATGGTACTATCTTTTCGCAAGGCAGTCAATCTTGGGAACTTGGGATTAAAATATTAAAAGAAGCTGGCAGAGAATTCCCATACTCACCAACTGAATGTAAGGTTATACCTTACGGAAGATAATTAATTAAAAAAAGTATTTACTTTTGTAATAAAGTAGTATATAATAAATACATAATGAAAACTGAGGAGAATATATTATGAGTAAATTAAAAAATTATATGATGAATATCGACCAAACTATCGAAGAACTTGATGGTTTCCCTGAAATATTAAATAGTTCTTTAGATATCCAAGATATTAAAAAATGGGTATTTGATAAACTAGACATAATCAGTAACTTTGATAAGTGTATTGCTGAATCTCATATTGAGTGGATACATAGAGAAGTACAAAATGGTCACTATGGTGATTAACATGGAAGACTTCGCTAAATTAATGTGTATGCTTATATTTTGGTATCTTTGTTATATATTATGGATAGCTACACCGTAACTTTAAATTATTGAGAAAAGATTATATTATGATTATATTAGACTTTAATGGAATATCGATAGCAAGTATTATTGTTAATAAAGTAGATCTAGAAGAAAACCTAGTTCGACATATGATACTTAATTCTATTCGAATGTATAGAAGTAAATTTAAAGACAAGTATGGTGAGATTGTTATAGCCGCAGATGCACCTTATACTTGGAGAAGAGAATACTATCCAGAGTACAAAGCGAATAGAAGAAAAGGTAGATCTAATGATACAATGGATTGGAATGAAGCATTTCGTATATTAAATAAAGTGAGAGAAGAATTAAAAGAATTCTTTCCATATAAAGTATTACAAATAGAAGGTTGTGAAGCTGATGATATTATCGGTACATTAGTTGAGAATACCCATGAATTTGGGAACTATGAAAATGTAATGATAGTATCATCTGATAAAGATTTCGTACAACTACAAAAATATGATAACGTTCAACAATTCTCGCCTATGAAGAAGGCACTAATTAATGAACCTAATCCTAAACTCTTTCTCCTCGAGCATATACTAAGAGGCGATGCAAGTGACGGTGTACCGAATGTATTATCTGATAACGATGTTTTGGTAAACGAAGATAAAAGGCAAACACCTTTATCTAAGAAAAAACTTAGTGAAATAATAACAGATATTACAAGCGAACATGTTCCGACGTATGCCTCTTGGTATAGCAACTATTGTAGGAATAAAAAGTTGATAGACTTGGGTGAGACACCAGAAGATATAAAAAAAGATATAATAAATAAATTTAATGAGCAAGAACAAAACCTAAATAAAGGTAAAGTCTTTCCATATATGGTGGAAAAACAACTAGGACAATTATTACAAAGTGTCCAAGAGTTTATTTAAGGAGTGAAAAATGAAATTAAATGTATATGATATTAAGGGGGATATCGTTAAACAAGATGAGAGATATATTGTTAAGGATAACAAGACTCTCGAAACACTTGTAGTAAGTAGTACAGAATTACACCCTGACCAAAGTACTACTGGGCATAGTCATGCAGGTCAAGAAGAAGTTTATTACTTCTTAAAAGGTTTTGGTGAAATGGAATTGGATGATGAAAAGATAAATGTATTTGTTGGTGATGTAGTATTAATCCCAGATGGTGTATTTCATAAAGTTCATGCCGGAAGAGGTGGATTGTACTTCGTTTGTATATTTAATGGAAAGAGAAAAACGAGATAATGTTTGAATATGAAAAAATTGATATTGGTTATGAGGATCTGGTTGCAGAAACATCAAAGTCTGGCAGAGTCTATACTACTCCTGATGGTAATAAGTTCCCTAGCATTACTACCGTTCTTAGCATATTAAGTGAAGAAGGTATTGCTAAATGGAGAGCCCGAGTTGGCGAAGAAGAAGCAAATAGGGTTAGTTTAAAAGCTAGTGGTCGTGGAACATTAGTACATGAGATAGTAGAAGATTATTTAAACAATAAAGATACATCTAGTTACATGCCACACATACAACAATCATTAAAAAATATTAAACCTATACTAGATAATAACATTGATAAGATATATGCTTTAGAAGTTCCTCTCTATAGTAAACATTTAGGTGTTGCAGGTAGAGTTGATTGTGTTGGTGTGTTTAATGGTGTTCCAAGTATAATAGATTTTAAAACATCTAAACGTAAAAAATCTGCTGATATGATATCAAACTATTTTGCACAGATGGCTGGGTATGCTGTTATGTGGGAAGAAAGAACTGGAATGCCCATTGTTAATACTGTAATAATAATGGACGTTGATGATGAAGAACCTATTGTATTTAAGCAACACAGAGATAATCATATACAACTATTAATAGATACCATTAAAGAATATAAAATAAGGAAAATGTTTCATTAGCGATAAGAGGAAAATATTCGTACATATTCCAAAGAATGCAGGTATGACCATAAGACATAGTGGTCATTTAAAAAATAAAATATTTATTAATCATAAATGTTGGCATATTACCCGCACATATACTAATAGACTTAAAAAGAAGATGATATCAACTAAAGACCATCACGGTAATGAACATGCTCGTTGGCGAGATCTAAAAATAAATTTTCGTAATACACATGGAGCATTTGCTATCATTAGAAATCCTTGGGACAGAGTTGTATCAAGATATATGTTCGCTAAGAAACTAATTGAAATTGAAAAGACTTTGCCGATCGGATACGCAGATGTCAGTTCATTCGAAGCATTCCTTGAAGAAAGGTTTAAATGGGCCGGAGAGGAATTTATGTGGCATAGAGCAATTAGAGGTTGGTATCCTGCTTGGGATCATGTATCAGATGAAAAAGGTTTAGAATGTAAAACAGATAATATACGATTTGGACATTTAAATGAAGACATGTGTAAATACTTTAATTTAAAAAATATGTCACCTGCAAGGAATGTCACAACTTTTATGAAAGAAGGCGAAACTTATAGAAATCAATACACCGATAAAACAATTCAGATAATTGCTGATTGGTATAAGAAAGATATTGATTATTGGGGATTCGATTTTGATACAGAAGCTACTAAAAATTATTGGAATAAATAAAAACAGTTGATAACTTAAAAAAAAGATAAAAAAAAGCTTTACTTCCCTGTTAAAGTTTAGTATAATATATGTATAATTAAAAATAATAATGAAACTGAGGAGTAAATATATTATGAAAAAATTTAGATTATATGTACAAGAAACAAGAGACTATGTAATTGATGTAGTAGCAAATGAATTTGAGGACATTAACCTTGAAGAAAATACATACTTTGATTATAACCATCCAGTAGTAGAAAGAATGACCAATGACAATTGTGTCTTGAAGAGTAATCTTGTTGAAGAAATCTTTCATGAAAATGATGAAAGAAGTTTTTTTGACTTACCAGGATTTAGTGATAATCCATTAAATCTTATAAAACCTAATCAAGATAGACATGTTCATGAAATGAAAGCAAATTATGAAATAACTGAAGCTGGTAGTTTTCCTGAAGGAATATCACTAATGGGGGCTAAATAATATGTATCATGGAAATTACACAATACTAACTGATGCTGATGGAGTTCTTCTAAACTGGAGAGATTCATTTGATTACTATATGATGAAAGAGCATAATATATTTGCTGAAGGTGATGTAAGAACATACGACCAAACTGTTAGGTATAATATGCCTTTCGAAGATATGCAAAGATATATCTTACAATTTAATAACTCATCTAATATTGGTTTTTTACCACCATTATATGACTCTGTTAAATATGTGAATAAATTATATGAACTAGGATATACATTTGTTGTGATTACATCTTTATCTCTTAACCCTTATTCTCAAGAATTGAGAACTAGAAATTTAAAAACAATCTTTGGTGATGCAATGAGAGAAATTATATATCTTGATACTGCCGCAGAAAAAGATGATATTCTCGAAGAATACTCTGACTATTATCCAGGGCATTATTGGATCGAGGATAAAGTAAAGAATGCTTTTGTTGGAGCAAAGTTTGGTTTCGATTCTTTGTTATTAAAACATCCTTATACTAAACTAGAAGATACAACAGGAATAGCTGTAATGTCAGATTGGAAATCAATATACGAAAGGATAACTGGAGAGTAATGGATAGTCTACATAATATATTAAATCTAAGAACTAAATTTGAAGAGATAACATCTGACTATAAGATGGAAAACGACAAAACAAATTCAGATATAAATACTTTAAAATGGTTCGTTAAGAACGGTTATAAATCTAACTCGCTCCGTGAGAACTTCGAAGAAGCCAAAGAATTGGCAACTATTATATTAGTGGAGTCCAAAAAACTAGGTTAAATCAATGGCAAAGAAATTAGAACACGGTTCAATTTATAATGAATTAGACGTTGATGGTGATGGAATAATAACAGATGATGAGATGAGAAGAGCAAAAGAAATAGAAGAATTAGAATATACTAGAATAAGGCATGAAAATGAAGATGCTAAAGAAGACCAAATTCGAAAGATGGCATGGTTTGCTTTATTTGGTATTCTATTATATCCCTTAGCAATTATTATTTGTGCCTTAACTGGACAAGATAAAGCTGGCGAATTACTTGCTGATATTGCACCAACTTATTTTGTTGCGGCTGCTGGTTTAGTTGCAGCCTTCTTTGGTGCTCAAGCTTACTCTAAGTCTAAAAGTAATGAGAGTAAATGAAAAAACTAATATATCAAGTTTATGTACACAATGAATCGAATTTATATAATTGGTGTACAGAATCAGTAGTAGCATATTGTAGAAAATATAATATAGACCATATTATACAAACAGAACCTATATTACGAATTAAACCAAATGTGCTCAGAACAAATAGATCCCCAGAATCCTATGGGAAATATGGTGGGTACTTACCTATATATGAAAAAGAAAATGCATTTGACTATTTTAAAGAATATGACCAAATTGCTATAATAGATGCTGATATCTATATTCGTGATACGGCTCCAAATATATTTAAACACTTAGATCCTGAAGTTTGTTTTGGTGGTGTTATAGAAAAAGATATGCCACTTAGTGACAAGTATGTTCAAAAGGTTATAAACTATTCTAATATGCAATATGTTCGAGATGGTCGACCAATTTTAAATATGCCATATAATGCTAAAGGTGCGGCCTTCTTTAATATGGGTATGATGGTTATGAATAAATCTATTACTAAATATATTAACGGCACTGCAAGAGAGTTCTTAGAAAGAACTGAATTCCAAGATTTTGTTGATGGCATAGGTCCATATAAATGGTCTACAGACCAAACACTATTAAATACTTGGTTAAGGAAATACAACATTCCAGTACAGAATATGGATTGGAGATGGAATGGGCTTTATAAAGGCATTCGAGATGGAAAGATTAATGAATGCAATTTTATACACTTCTTTTTAAGGGATAAGTTGCCCGGCAAAGGAGAAAATATAGAGGAACTTAAAAATGAAATTCATATCTCATAGAGGTAACCTTAACGGTAAAAATCCAGACGAAGAAAATAGTATTAGCTATATAGACAAAGCATATAAAAATTGTGCTCATGTAGAAATTGATGTAAGGTTTAAAAAGAACAAATGGTACTTAGGTCATGATAGTAAATACACAACAGAAGTTGATTTTGATTATATAAAAAGAGATGGCTTTTGGTTACATTGTAAAAACATAGAAGCACTCCTAGAATTACA